GGTTAAACCAGTTGCACTATTCCAAGTGCAAATAGCGATGGTCAATTACGTTCTCTTCCCAACCTAAAGGTATATGGTAGAGACCGTACTCCTGATTCATTCCCACTCCGAGTGGCAAGTCATCAGGAAGCTCAGCGCTATAATAAATAGGAAAATCCCTCTTGTGTTCATACGATCGCATTATTTCATCGATCGTCCTCCCACGAGAGCCGAGTCCTATTTTCTTGAGGTTATCTCTATAATGCGAGATAAGTTCGTCCAAAAACGGACATTTACGACCCTTCTCGAGAAGGGCTGTACCTGTCATAGCTGCGGCTGCAAATGCAGACGCGGCCCGTTGCTGAACGGCCTCAGAAACAGTCCAATTGTTGTGTCCTAATGCAGGATCTTCGTCTATCCAGGGTTTAACCTGATTATACGCGGATTGCATTACGGAAATTCTGGATCTCGATCCAGTTTTCCAAGACAAACTCTTAGACGGGCATAGGGGATCACCCGGTTCGAGTGTTCTCTCATAGGTATCAGCTAAACGGACTCCGATACGATCGGAAAATCCAAAAAGCGGGTACCCTACGCCCCCAAGTTGTGTAGGTAGTGACACAGGGAATCCTCTTCTATGTAAGTATTTCAACTCATACAGAAATCGAGACCCTCTGGATACCCTCCATAACAACTTGGAACTCCCCCAATTTTTCTTACACTGGTTAACGAGAGATGGACCAACATTAAAATAGTTAGGTTCACTCCGCCCACCAGGCATAGAAAAAGCAAGGGAGAACTGCATGGCATCGACAGGCCCGCAGTCAGATAATATTTCCACAAAGATACCTTTGGTTCGATGGATCGCATCCTTCTTGAAGTTAAATTTACTGCCTAATGACGTCATAAACGCATTAAACAGCTCATTTCTCCAAGGAACGGTACGAAATTGTGCATCGTCACCACAGGTAATCAGCCGTGAGTGTTCCATGTCTCCATGGGACATCTCATAGCAGAACTTTGTGATCATCGGCAACGCAGGGAACGAAAGTGGTTCACCCATATTCGGACCCTTAACAGCGTCTCCGATCTTCTTCATAAGAAAAGTACCCTCAAAATCGAGGTACGACTCTTCAAATTGAAGAATTATATTATCTAATTCATGGTAAGTGAAATTATCATTCCATAAGGATCGATATTTCTTTCTCAGAAACATGTC